TCAGTTGGTAGAGCAGGCGACTGTTAATCGCCTTGTCGCAGGTTCGAGTCCTGCTCGGGGAGCCATCAACTTCCTAACAATCTCAGAAGTCTCGCTTTTTTGCTCTCGCTCCCGCACCGGGTGTTGAGGTGCGGGAATAGCGTCACCATTCCAGCGGTCGGCAATACGCTCGGCGAGCTTCCTTCGATTGGCGCCGCGCACGTACGTCGCGCTCTCCCAGCTTCCCTCGGCCCATCCGAACCACGCGTTCAGCTCGGCTTCCGTCGCGCCATTCTCGGCCGCTCGGCGCGCGCCCGCCTTGCGGAGGCCGTGAGCCCGGCCGGGCACCCCGGCCTTCGCGCACGCATCCCGGAACCAGTTGCCGAAGCTCTCCTTCGTCATCGGTCGGCCGCGCTCGCCTGCGATGAACGTCAGTTCGCCCACCGGGCTCGCCGCGATCGAAGCGGCCAGCGGCGGCAGGATGCGGATCGTGACCTCCTGGCCTGTTTTCTCTGTCTGAATGCGGATCCTGCCGTCGCGGACGTGCGGGCGGCCGACGCGCGCCGCGTCGCCCCGGCGCAGGCCCGTGTAGAGCAGGAGATCGAGCGCCAGGCGCTCCCGCGTGCCCAGCGGCCAGCGGATCTCGAAGCGCGCCACCTCGTCCTCGGTCCATGTGTGGAAGCCGTTGCGGTCGTTCGGGCCGCCGAGCAGCTTCACGCCCCGCGTCGGATCGGCCGGCAGGTACTCCCGCTCGACGGCGAAGGCGAAGAGGCCGCGCATCGTCTTGAGCCAGTTGTTGGCGCCGTGCGGGCGGGCCGCGCGCCGGTCCAGGCCCTCGCGAATCGCCCGCGCCGTGATCGCCTCGATGGGCTCGGCCCCGGCGATCCGCACCGTCTCCTTCAGCACGCCCCCGCGTTGCGCTCGCGTCGCCGCCGACAGCGCCTCGGTCCAGTGCGCGCTCGTCATGTAGCGGGCGACGAGCCAGCCGAGCGTGCCGACCGTGCTGCCCTTCGGCGCGTCGGCGATCGGGTGGCCGCGCAAAGCCGCTTCATAGGCAGCCCAGAATTCTTGCGTGCCGTAGGCCGCTCGCAGGCGTGTGCGCGGCCCGGATCCCCGGCGGACGTACCAGACGGTCTCGCCGTGGCGGGTGGTTTCGCGATGCAGGTGCTTGGGGCGCGGGCGGGGCATGCCGGTCATAGAACGACGACCCTTTCGCGCTGCGCAAGCGTGCCGCGTCTCTCCGCTGGCCGTGTGTCGTCGGCCTCGACGCTGATCCCGTCGTCGCGGAACTGGAATTCACCGAGGAACAGCAGCTGCTGCTCGGCGACGGCACCGGCACCAACCTCCTCGGCCTGTTGCCGCAGGCCACCGCCTACGCCGCGCCGTCGGGCGTCACCGTTGCGAGCGAAACGCGGATCGATCGGCTGCGCCTCGCCATGCTCCAGGCGACGCTGGCGCTGTATCCGGCCACGGGCCACGTCCTGAACCCGGCCGACTGGGCGGCGATCGAGCTCACGAAGGACGGCCAAGGCCGCTACATCTGGGCGAACCCGGCCGGCCTGATCGGCCCGACGCTCTGGGGCCTGCCCGTCGCCGTGTCCCTGGCGATGCCGCAGAACACCTTCCTGACCGGGGCGCTGCGCTACGCCGCGCAGATCTTCGACCGGGAGGATGCCGCCGTCCTGATCTCGACGGAGGACCGGGACAACTTCGTGAAGAACATGGTGACGCTCTTGGCCGAGGAACGCCTCGCCCTCGTCGTGCGGCGGCCCCAGGCGCTCATCAAGGGCACGTTCGTCACCCCGTGACCCCTCGCACGCCGCGATCCGGGACGGAGGTCAGCGCGACGGTGGTGCCTTGCCGGGGACGTCGGCAAGGCTCGCGAAGGCCATCGCCGGCTCGCGCGCCACGATCCGCAGCAGGGACAGGGCGGCCGGTTCGAGGCTCGTCCGGCCCTGCTCCCAGTTCCTCCATGTCCCGAGGGGAATCCTGAGCGCTTCCGCCATTTCGGGCTGGGTCAGGCCGAGCCGGACCCGCAAGGCCCTCGGCGGCTCGACGATCCGCGCATCGGCGGGCAGGTCCCCCGGGGCATCCGGATCGGCGGCACGCTCGGCGAGGATGTCCGCCTCCGACGCCGCCTCGACCCGCGCCCGATCCACCGTCGAGGCCCGGGACCGCAGATCGTTCAAGCTGATGCGTGCCATGCCCTGCGCTCCTTCCTGTGTGCGAGATGAGCCGAAATGATCCGGCGGACGGAGTGGCCGTCCGCCTGCTGCCGGTCCGTGTAGGTCACGGTGTAGAAATCGCCGTCCCACTCGCCGATCGCGTTGACGCGGACCTCGCCATAGTCCCGCCGGGTATCCACCCATTCGACGGTCCGGCCGAGGAAGATGCCGGCGGCGTCCGCGAAGCCGAAGCCCCGGCGCGCCCGGCAATCCGCGTCCTTCGCATCGTCCCACTCCAACTCCATACCACAATGTACGCTTTGCGCGCACATGCCACAAGATCGCGGGTCGACCCTGTCGGCCCGCCCGGCCCTTCTACGATCCACCGGGAGAGATCATGACCGACACTATCCGCATGGTCGCCAAGACCACCTTCCACAATCCCCGCGTGCGCAACGACAAGAACGGCCTCGTCGAGGAGGGCGACCGCTTCGAGACGGACGTCGCCCATGCCCGGGACCTGCAGCGGCTCGGCCATGCCGAGGCGATCGAGGGCGCCCTCGATGGCGTGGAGATTCCGCCGCTGGAGCCGCATCATCAGGTGTCCCAGCGCGACCTCGACGCCGACCGCCGCCGCCGCCGCGCGGCCCCGGCCGAGACAGCCTGACCGGAGGCGGCGCCGGTGACGCCCCTCGTCGTCGAACCGTCCCCGGCGCTGCTCACCCTGGCCCAGGTGAAGGCCCATGTCCGGCCCGATACCGACGAGGCCGACGACACCCTGCGCGACCTCATCGCCGTGGCGCAGGCCCATCTCGATGGGCCGGGCGGCTGGCTCGGCCGGTCGCTCGGCCCGCAGACCCTGGAGCTGCGGGTGGCGGATTTCGCGGCCCTCGACGGGCTGGCGCTGCCCTGCGGGCCGGTGATCGCCCTCGTCTCACTCAGCTTCACCGCCCCCGACGGATCGGCCCAGAGCCTCGCGCCCGCCGCCTTCCTCCTCGACGGGGACCGGCTGTATGCCGCGCCGGGCGTGGCCCTGCCGCCCACCGCCCCCCGGCCCGACGCGGTGCGCCTGCGCTACCGGGCGGGCCATCCGCCGCCGCCCGGCGCCACCGCGACCCATGCCGTGCCGCCGCCGCTCCTCCAGGCGCTGCTGATCATCGTCGCCCTGCTCTACGAGAACCGCCTCGGCGATATCGACATCGGCGCCAACCGCGCCGTGGCCGCCCTGTGCGCGCCCTTCCGGCGCTGGGGCGAGGCGGAAGGGGTTTAACCGGATGGATCCCGGCCGCCTCGATCTGCGCGTCGCCTTCCTGCAGCGGCCCGGCGAGGGCCGCCAGCGCGGCGACTATGCCGAGGCCTTCACCCTCTGGGCGAATTACCGCCCCGAGACCTCCCGCGAGGCCGTCGAGGGCGGGCGGGCGCAGGATGTCGAGAGCGGCACCCTCGTCGTGCGCGACACGGCGCAATCGCGCACGCTCACCAACGCGGATCGCTGCGTGATCCGGGGCCGCGACTTCGCCATCGAGGGCGTGGGCCTGCCCGACCGGCGCAGCCGCCTGCTGCGCCTGCGCGTGTCCTCACATCTGGGTGGCGCATGAGCGTCGATTGGACCGGCCTCGCCGCCGGGGCGAGCCGGGCGCAGGCCACCCTCGACCTGACACCCGCCGCGCAGGCCTTCGCCCGCGCCCCGGGGCTCGTGCCGGGCCTGAAGCTCATCGACACGGCCGCCGAGGTCATCGGCCTCGAACGCCTCACCGGGCAGGTCGCCAAATACGCGGTGAAGCTCGCCCTGCGCGGCGACCGCTCGGCCGTGGAGGCGGCGGCGCTGATGGTCGACCGGATGCGCGGCCGGGTGCCGGTGGATAGCGGGCGCCTGCTCCACGGGATCGGCTGGAGCCAGGAGGGCCATCGCCTCACCGTGGAGGCGAGCGCCGTCCACGGCGCGGCCGAGTACGCCCGCTTCGTCGAGTTCGGCCACCGGAATGCGGCCGTCGCCGATGACGGTTTTTTTGCCGGGGACGCCTTCGCGGACGACGCCCACCCGGCCCTGCATGCGCGGGGCGGGGCATCGTCGGGCGAGACCGCCCCCGAACCCTTCTTCTGGAACTCCGTCCGCGAGGGCTTGGCGCAATGGCGCGAGGGCCTGGTGGACGCACCCGCCCGCGCCTGGGACGAGGGAGGAGCCTGACCATGCCGAAGGTCAAGATCACCCGCGACATCGTCGTGAAGGCGAACGACGTCGCCACCATCCTCTACGCCGCCCGGGAGGCGCCCTACGAGCGGGTGCCGACGGCCCATGCCGCCCTCATCGTCGCGAACGGCGCGGGCGAGCGGATCGCGGAGGACGCGCCCGAATCCGGCCCCGTGCCCCCGGCCGGGCCCCCGGGCGAGGCGGCCCCGTGACGCCGGAGACGGCGCTCATCGCCGCCATCACCGACATCCTCGTGGCCGATCCCGGCGTCGCCGCCCTGGTGGCAGGGCGGATCTTCGACGAGGTGCCGAACGACCGCAAACCCGGCACGGGCACGCCCTACGTCTACCTCGGCCCGATCCAGCGCCAGCGCGTGCCGCTCGACTGCTCCCAAGTCTGGCAGATCCGCTGCCGCCTCTACGCGGTGACGACGGCCTTCGGCCGAGCCCGGGGCTGGAGCCTCGTCGAGGCGATCGTCCAGGCGCTGGACGGCAAGGACGCCCCGGCGCTCACGCTGCCCGCGCCCTTCAGCCTGCAGAGCCGCCTCGACGTGACCCAGGCGGGCGACGTGATCGACCCGCTCGCCCCCAAGGCCCTGTTCCTCGACCTCACCACCACCATCGCGAAGGATGCGGCCCCATGAGTTCCCCCGATCTCCTCGCCGGCAACCGGTTCCGGGTGCTGCGCTCGAACGGCGGCACGCCGGAGACCTTCACCTTCGTCTGCATCGCCCAATCGAAGACGCTGACGCAGACGAACACCTTCGAGGACGCGACGGTGCCCGATTGCGACACGCCGACGGCGATCCCGCACCGGAAGAGCATCCTGGCCTCGCGGGGCTGGAGCGGGCGCCTCGCGGGCGTGGCCGACGCCAAGCGGTTTCAGGACCTCCAGGCGGACGCCAACGCCGAGACGCCCCGCCGCTACCAGTTCCTGATCGACAAGACCGCCGCCCAGGGCGGCGGCACCTACACCGGCGCCGTGTTCTTCGAGAGCCTGGAGCTGACGAGCCAGAACAACGGCCTCGTGAACTTCACCGCGCAGTTCCGGGGCGACGACGCCCTCACCTGGGCGGCCGCCTCCGCATGAGCGCGGCGACGACGGGCCGGACGGTGGTCGATGCCGATTTCGCCGGCCAGCGCCGCCGCTTCCAGCTCCGCCTCGGCGAGATCGGCGAGCTGGAGCGCCTGACCGGCACCGGCATCGGCGCGATCCTGATGCGGATCGCGAGCCACCAGTTTTCCGTGCGGGACGTGTGGGAGACGATCCGCCTCGGCCTGGAGGGCGGCGGCACCCCGGCCATCGAGGCGAGCGCCCTGGTGCTGCGCTACCGCGACGCCCCGCTGATCGACTTCCTGCCGCTGGCCGGCGCGATCGTCGCGGCGGCGGTGAACGGCGTGCCGACGAACGCCACCGCGGGAAAACCCGCGGCGGAGGGGACCGCGCCCACACCCCCGGCGACCTCTCCGCCTTCTACGCCGCCGGGGGCGCCGTGGGATGGACACCCGAGCAGATCGACCGGATGACGCTGCCGGCCTTCCACGCGGCCTTCGAGGGGTTCTTGCGAGCGCAGGGGGCGGAGGCGGGGGAGGGGGTCAGCGCGGAGGAATTTGCTCGGGTGTTGGCGGAGGAGATGGCGGCGGGGCGGGCTTAGGTGTGAACACTCATTCTTGTTCAGTTGCTGCGTGCGATATCCAGATTATTTTTAAGGGCATGAACCACCTTAGGATCGCGAATTCGAAAAGTTGTACTACCACCTGATTGACCGCTACGCTCAACAAGTCCCATGCTTTCCATAGCAACAACATAATTATGAGTTGAGCCGCCAGTCCCAGCCTTGTCATTAAGCTGATTTTTTGTGAAGTCGGGGCCAGGCAGTTTTACCAAATGTTTAATATACGCGTAAATATCCATTGAATTTGCGCGCGCATTCGACTTTCTAGGATAATACTCATAAAAATTGAACTGGCACACGAAGTCATTGATACCGTGGGCAAGTGCATTTGCAGAAATCTTAGATGAGTTTGGATCTATCTTATATTGAGCCCTGAAGCTTTTATCAAGAAGATGCCAAAGATCTCGAGGATTTTTATTCGCCAGCTCCAATATTTCTAAAAATCCTACCGTATCAGATCCATCTTCGAATATCGACGACACTTCCCTAACATTTTTGCTCGAAAAAACCGAGACTCTTCGATTTGCAGCAGAAACTAAATCCGTATTATCCCAACTCACAGATGGGCAATAGATCTTTTGAGTCCTGACCTTATCTTTCAACATATTATAAGGAATGATCCAAAGCGCAACGACGACTTGAAATTCTTCTGTTGTAAGCAGTCTAACATCGGTAACAATGGGCTCGATAAATTCGGCTATTTCTTCCGCTGAGTTGTTCAGGCGAGCATCTTCGTCGATTTTATCGAGTACAATTACTATCCGCGAGTAACCTACTTTTTTCGCAAGTGCTGTTAGTTTTTTGAGCGTGGAAAGGCTGGACCCCGTATCAGAAAAATCATCATCAACAGCACTAGTCATATCTTGGAAATATTCTCTAAATTCTGTCGGATGTTTCGCCACGCCCGCAGCTTGGGCAATGATATCCGAAAGAAATGTCACTGTCGCATTAGCGCCGATATTTAAAGGTATCCGCAAAATGCTATAAATTGTTCCACCTAATCTTGTTTTCCAATCGACCTGAAGATTGACAATTTTCCGGTGCAAATCATCTTTGCTAGCCTGCTTCACGTGCTTTGCTAAAAAATAAGATAACAAAACTTTATCCGACTTATTCAACTGTGAGCCAGTTTTTTTGTCAGACGCCATCTTTGCAAAAAGTCTTTCACTGAGCTGACAGATAATATAGTTATAAAAGTCTTCTGAATTAAATCCGACTTTTAGATCCGAATAATCACTGATATTCACAACCAAACAATTTTCATCCACCTTCCTGCAAAAATCATATATTATCGCTGTCTTGCCCGTCCCCCTGTCACCTGCGAGCAGCATTGTACGTCCGTTATTGAACCCTTCTATTATTGGGCTGTACATCGAAAAATCAACGAATAAGTCTTTCCCATGACTGCGTTCATTTTCCGATGTATATACCGAGAAGGGGTATTCAGAGAACCCAAAGCTTTTATAAAAATCTCCGAAGCTTACGGACATCAATAATTCTCACTTAGCTAACTGACGCGGCCGATCTGCAGCTTTTGTCCTGCCTCGGCACTCCCCGAGCAAATTAGTAATCACCTTAGGTTGTGCGAAGCAATACACGTCGACAAGCAATTCCCCACTGTCTAAGGCAGAATTTTTTGGTGCGTTGCAGCATAGTTGAGGAGAGCCAGGGAGCATTTCTGTGCACCCCAACACCGTTTCGATTAGCGCCAATTGCGATTAAAATAGAAAATCCAGAAATGCATCAGCTGTCTCTGGGCGTTCTTTGCGGGATAAGGCAGCCGTTAAGTGAAATGAGGGTCCGCGTCCCGATCCCATGCTAAGCGCCAGAGCGTGTCGGCTGCAATCTCAAGATCTTCGCCCCAATGAGCGTTCCATCCATCTTCTCCCACCGAAACCGCCCCAAACACATCGGGGTCGTGGCGCAACGGTACGAAAACTGCATATGTATTGATATGCGCGCCAACATCCACCGTCGTCTCCAGTCCATTCGCCCACGTTACAACTAGATTCCGACCGGAGCCCACCCGGATTGCTTGGATACAGGGTAAATCGGCCCACAATTCAGTCATAGCCCCCGCCCTCACGCTGCCCGAAGCTTCTTCGCGGCCTTCGCCAACGCCTCGTTCATGCGCGTCTGCCAGCCCGGCCCGCTGGCCTTGAAGGCGTCGAGCACGTCCGGGGGCACGCGCAGAGTGACCTGCACCGCCTTGGCCTCGGCTTTCGGGCGGCCGCGCTTCGTCAGCGCCGCGTAGAGAGCAGGAGGCAGCGCCTCGCGGGCGGGGCGCATCTGGGCTAGTTCCGCGTCCGTCGCCTCGCGCGCATCGGGATCGTCCGCGATCGCCGCCTGGAGCGCGGCCTCCTCGTCATCCGTCAGCATCGGCACCGTGCGGGCCGGACGCGTCGTCTTCGCACTGCGCGGCATAGGCTCTCCTCTCCCGGTTGCTCGCCGTCCGCAAGCTGATCGCAGCGATGGCCTCGGTGCCGAGCGGCGCGAAGGTCAGAGACACCATCCGGCCCTCCAGCCAACCCACCGCCATGAAGCGCGGGGCGCCGAAACGGTCGGCATGGGCAGGCGCGATCATCGCCCCCTCCCACTCGAACCGATCCGCCGCGTCGGCGAAGTCCATCCCGTGCTTCAGGATGTTCGCCGCCCGCTTGTGATCGTCCCAGACCATCCGCATGCCATTTCGGTAACTCCCGAAATCCTGCGGCGCAAGCCTTTTCTGTAGCTACCGAAACGTGTCATCGGCGCCGGAGTTCCCGCGCCGGTTGATTGCCCCTTCGCCAGGAGCCGAAGCCCAGCCCGATGGCCGAACCGCTCGTCATCCAGTTCGTCGCCGATACGTCCCGCGCTCAGGCCGCCATGTCCAATCTCGCGGCGCAGATCGTCGGCAACATGACCCAGATCGGCGTCGCCATGTCGGGCGGGGCCGCCAACACCAACGGGTTCGGCGCCGCGCTGGAGGGCATGAAGGCCAGCGCCGTCCGGGCGGCGGCGGCCGTCGGCTCGGATGTGGCCAACGTCATCACCGCCACGGCGAACGCGGCGGCGGCGGAGAAGGCGAGCCTGGAGGGCGTGGCGCGGGCCTTCAGCGGCGCGGCGGCCACCTCGAACACCGCCGCCGCCGCGACCAGCGCGGGGCTCTCCACGGCGAAGGGCGCCGTCTCGGGAATCGTCGCGCAGATCCCCTCGCTCAAGCTGCTGCTCGGCGCCTTCATCGCCTTCGAGGCGGTGAAGCTCGTCTTCGAGAGCGTCGCCGCCTCGATCGACGAGGCCCGCGAGCACGTGGAGGCCTTCGTGCGGATCGGGCGCGAGGCCGACCGGCTCGGCGTCGGCACCACCTTCTTCCAGCGGGCGACCCTCGACGCCAAGGCGCTCGGCCTGGAGACCCGCCAGGTCGTGGCGGCCCTGGAGCGCGCCCGCGAGGCCGCCGCCGCGCGCCTCGGCGAGGGCGAGCACGGCGTGTCGGGATCGGAGATCGACCGCCGCCTGACGCAGAATGTCCGGGCGGGCAACCTCACCGCCGGGGACAAGGCCGCCTACGATGCGGCGACGACGCAGGAGGCCCGCATCCGGGCGATCCTCGACCTGATCGACAAGCTGCGCGACGAGGGCCGCGACCTCGCCGCCTTCGATCTCGCCGGCAAGGTCTTCGGGCCGGATTTCGAGGCCAAGCTGCGCGAGGGCGTCGATCTCACCCGCCGCCTGCGGGAGAACCTCAACGGCACGGCGGCCACGGCGGGCGGTCAGCGGATCGTCGATCCGGAGGAGATCGAGCGGGCGCGCCAGCTCGATGCCAAGCTGACCGACATCCACACCACCTTCGCCACCGCGCTGATCCCGATCCAGAAGGACGCGTCGAACGCGGCGATCGACCTCTACAGCCACTTCCTCGATGTCGAGGCGGCGCTGGCCCGCGTCGCCCTCGTGGCGAGCCATCTCTACACCGAGCTGTCCCAGATGGCCGGGGCGATCGACGCGGCGATCCCGAGCGCGGGGCGCCTCGCGACGCTGCTCGGCGCGGCCGATCTCGGCAAGGCCCTCGGCATCGACGGCCTCGGCCCGAAGATCAAGACCGCGCTGGGCTCGCTGGCGACCTCCGTCGGCGCGGGCGATCTCGTCGGGGTGCCGCGCGCCGGCGAGACGCAGGCCATGGCCGACGCCCGCGCCGCCCAGGACGCGGCCAAAGCCCGGTTGCGGGAGGGGCTGACGCGGCCCGGCGCCGTCGCCTCCGCCGTCGAGGCGAGCGACCGCCTCGATTTCCGGCCCCGCACGGCGCCCGACCGGTCGCAGGCGCTGCCCTCGCTCACCCCGCGCCGGTCCGGCGGCGGCCCCTCCGATCTCGATGCGGTGAACACCTTCGTCAACGGCCTGGAGAAGTCCGCCGCCGCCGCGAAGGCCGAGGCCGAGGCGTTCAACAAGAGCAACGCCGAGAAGCAGGTCGCCATCCAGCTGGCCCGGGCGCAGGAGATCGCCAGCCAGAACGGGCGCGCGCTGACCGAGGAGGAGACCGCCGCCATCACCAAGGCGGCGACGGCGGTCGTGACCTACCGGGACAAGATCCAAGATCTGGAGCAGGCGCAGCGGGAGGCGGCGGAGACGGCGCGCTTCTTCGGCGACACCATCGCCAACAGCTTCGCCGACGCGATCTTCAACGGCCGCAAGTTCTCCGACATCCTGCGCGGCCTCCAGGCCCAGCTCGGCCGCGCCGCCCTGCAGGCGGTCTTCTCGGGGCAGGGGCCGCTGGCCTCGCTCCTCGGGACCTCGCCGTCGGCCAGCGCCGGGCCGAACGCGGTCGGCGGCCTCGCCGGCACGCTCGGCGACGCCCTCGGTTCCCTGTTCCGGGCCAATGGCGGCCCCGTCGAGGCGGGCCAGGCCTACACGGTCGGCGAGATGGGACGGGAGCTGTTCATCCCGAACCAGAGCGGCCGGATGGTGCCGATCGAGCGGGCGGTGCCCGGGTCGCTCGCGCCCTCGCCGGAGCGACGGCCGCTCGCCATCCATGTGGCCGTCAACGCGACGGACGCGCGTTCCTTCCTCCGCTCGGAGGCGCAGATGACGGCGGCCCTCGCCCGGGCGGTCCAGCGCGGCACGCGGGGCCTTTAGTCCGGTGGCGACGCCGTTCCACGAGGTCCGCTTCCCCCTTTCCCTCGCCTACGGCTCCCGGGGCGGTCCGGAGCGCCGGACCGACATCGTGACGCTGGGCTCCGGCGACGAGGAGCGCAACGCCCTCTGGCGCCACTCCCGCCGCAGCTACAATGCCGGCCCGGCCCTGCGCCGCGCGGCCGACATCGCCCTGTTCCTGGCGTTCTTCGAGGAGCGTCGCGGCCAGCTCTACGGCTTCCGCTGGTACGACCTCTTCGACCACTCGACGGCGCCCCCCGGTCAAGCGCCCGGTCCCCTGGATCAGGGCCTCGGCACGGGCGACGGAACAACCCGCATCTTCCCGCTCCTCAAGCGTTACGGCGGGGCCTTCGCCCCCTACGACCGGCCGATCCGCAAGCCCGTCGCCGGCAGCGTGCGCGTGGCGGTGAACGGCGCCGAACTCGCGAGTGGCGCCTTCACGGTCGATTCCACCACCGGCCTCGTCACCCTCGCCACCGCGCCGGCGGCCGGGGCGGCGGTGAGCGCCGGCTTCCTCTTCGACGTGCCCGTGCGCTTCGCCACGGACAAGATCGAGATCGACTACCGCGCCATCGAGGCCGGTCTCGTCCCCGACATTCCGATCATCGAGCTGCGCCGGTGAAGACCGTGTCCCCCGGCCTCTCCGCCTCCCTGGCGGCGGGCGTCACCACCCTCTGCACCTGCTGGATCGTCACGCGGCGGGACGGCACCGTCCTCGGCTTCACCGACCACGATGCGGATCTCGTCGTCGAGGGCGTCGCCTGCCTCGCCGAGAGCGGCGTCACCGCCTCGGCCCTGGAGCAATCCGCCGGGCTCGCCGTCGACGGGATGACGCTGATGGGCGCGCTCACCGGCGACCGGCTGGGCGAGGACGATCTCGCCCGCGGACTCTTCGACGGCGCGCGCCTCTCGGCCTGGCGGGTGGACTGGCAGACGCCCGCCGACCGGGTGCAGATCTTCGCCGGGACGATCGGCGAGGTCTCGCGCGGGCGCACCGCCTTCCAGGCCGAGGTCCGCAGCCTCACCAACGCCCTCAACCAGCCGCGCGGGCGGCTCTACGGCCGCAGCTGCGAGGCCGCCTTCGGCGACGGCCGCTGCGGCGTCGATGCGAGCCTTTCCGCCTATCGCAGCGGCGGGACGGTGACGCGGCTCGTCTCCGGCCGGAGCTTCGCGGCCTCGGGCCTCGCGGCCTACGCCCCCGGCTGGTTCTCCGCCGGCACGCTCACCTGGCTCACCGGCCGCAATGCCGGAGCGGTTCAGGAGGTGCGGACCCATCTCGGCCGGGAGAGCGCGCTCCTCGACCTCTGGGAGCCCACGGCGCTGGCGATGGCGCCGGGGGACACCTTCACCATCGTGGCCGGGTGCGACCGCACCTTCGAATCCTGCCGCGGCAAGTTCGGCAACGCCGCGAACTTCCGCGGCTTCCCGCACCTGCCGGGCTCGGACTACGCGATGACCTATGCCCGCCCCGGCGCCCAGAACGATGGCGGCCGCCTTGACTGAGCCGCGCCGGGACGCCGCTCGAACAGCGCGGCGCGTGGTGGCGGAGGCGCGGGCCTGGATCGGCACGCCCTACCACCACCAAGCCTCCCTGCGGGGGGTCGGGTGCGACTGCCTCGGCCTGCTCCGGGGCGTCTGGCGGTTCCTCTACGGCACCGAGCCGGAGACGCCGCCGCCCTACACCGCGACCTGGGCCGAGGACCGCGGCGAGGAAACCCTGCGCGAGGCCGCCCGGCGGCACCTCACCGAGATCGCCCTGGCGGAATCCGGGCCGGGGGATGTGTGGCTGTTCCGGTGGCGGCCGACCCTGCCGGCCAAGCATTGCGGCATCCTCTCGGGCCCGGGCCGGATGATCCACGCCTATGACGGCCACGCGGTGACCGAGAGCTGGATCCCCGACGCGTGGCGGCGGCGCGCGGCCTACGCCTTCCGCTTTCCGGAGGACCCGGCGGGCGCTCCGGGCCGCGATGCGGGGAGCGCGCCGTGGCCACGGTAGCGCTGTCCATCGTCGGCCAGGCCGTCGGCACGACGCTGTTCGGGCCGATCGGCGGCCAGATCGGCGCGGCGATCGGCTCCGTGGCCGGCGGCTACATCGACCGCTCGATCGCGGGGCGGCCGAAATCCATCATCACGCAGGGGCCGCGCCTCACGGATCTGCACGTCACCGGCTCGGCCGAGGGCGCGCCGGTGAACCGGTGCTACGGCCGCATCCGCATGGGCGGGCAGATCATCTGGGCCACGAAGATCAAGGAGAGCCAGAGCGTCGCGAAGGTGAAGCCGAGGGGCGGCAAGGGGCAACCCGCGCAGCCCTCGACCACCACCGTCACCTACACCTACTCGGTGAGCCTCGCAGTCGCGTTCTGCGAGGGCGTCGCGGATGGCATCCCGACGGTCTACGCCGACGGGAAGCCGCTGGCCCTCAGCCGCATCCCGCACCGGATCTACCTCGGCACCGAGACACAGACCCCCGACCCCAAGATCGAGGCCGTCGAGGGGACCGGGCACGCCCCCGCCTACCGGGGCATCGTCTACATCGTCTTCGAGGATCTGCCGCTCGCCGAGTACGGGAACCGCGTGCCGGTCCTGACCGCCGAGGTCATGCGGCGCCCGCCCGCGGCGGTGCCGGGGCGCCCCACCCTCGAGAATCTCATCACCGCCGTGACCATGATCCCCGGCATGGGCGAGTTCGTCTACGCCTCGCAGAGCGTCTCGAAACAGATCTTCGGGATGCTCGCCCTGGAGAACGGGATCTCCGGCGGGGCCGATGCCCCCTCGGCCCTGGCCCAGCTGAGGCAACAGGCGCCGTCCTGCCGGCACGTCTCCCTCGTCGTGGCCTGGCACGGGACGGATCTGCGTTGCGCCTCCTGCCGCATCGAGCCGCGCTGCGAGAGCCACGACAAGGACACGTCGATGCCGTGGCTCGCCGGCGGGTTGACCCGGATGGCGGCGACCCTCGTGAGCCTCGATCCCGAGAGCCGGCCGCTCCTCGGCGGCGCGCCGGCGGACGCCACCGTCGTGCAGATGATCCGGCTTCTGAAGCTCTCCGGCTATGGGGTGACCGTCTATCCCGTGGTGATGATGGACATCCCCTCGGGCAACGGCCTGCCCGATCCCCGGGGCGGCGGCGAGCAACCGGCCTTCCCCTGGCGCGGCCGCATCACCTGCCATCCCGCCCCCGGGCAGCCGAACTCCCCCGACCGGTCGGCCGCCGCCGCCGCGCAGGTCGCAGCCTTCTTCGGATCGATCTCCGCCTCCGCCCTCCGGTGGGACGGGAGCACGGTCACCTCGACCGTACCGGAATGGAGCTTCCGCCGCTTCATCCTGCATTGCGCCCGCCTCGCGGAAGCCGCCGGCGGCGTCGAAGGCTTCCTGATCGGATCGGAACTCGTCGGCCTCACGACGGTCCGCTCGGACGCCACGACCTATCCGGCCGTCGCGAAGCTCAAGGCGCTCGCCGCCGACGTGCGCGCGATCCTCGGCGCGGGCGTCCAGATCAGCTACGGCGCCGACTGGACCGAATATGCCAACCACCGGCCCGCCGACGGCTCGGGCGACGTGCTGTTTCCCCTCGACGATCTCTGGGCGGATTCCAACATCGATGTCGTCGGCATCGACAACTACATGCCGCTGGCGGATTGGCGCGACGGCTTCGCCCACCGCGACGCCCTCGCCGGGGCCACCTCGCCCTACGATCTCGCCTCTCTTCAGGCCAACATCGAGGGCGGCGAACTCTTCGACTGGTATTATCCAACGCAAGCCGCCCGCGATGCGCAGGCCCGCGCGCCGATCACCGATGGGCTCGGCGAGCCGTGGATCCATCGCCCCAAGGACCTGCGGGGCTGGTGGGGCCACGCGCACTACCCGCGCCCCGGCGGCGTCCGCGCCGCGACACCCACCGCGTGGCAGCCGGGGCTGAAGCCGATCCGCTTCACCGAGATCGGCTGCCCGGCGGTGGACCGGGGGGCGAACCAGCCGAACGTCTTCGTCGACCCGAAATCCAGCGAGAGCGAACTCCCCTATTATTCCCGGGGCAACCGCGACCTCCAGGCCCAGCGGAGCTTTCTGGAGGCGCAGCTCGCCTACTGGCGTCCGGAGAGCGGGCATAACCCCGCCTCCCCACGGGACGGGCGCCCGATGATCGACTGGGCGCGCTCCACCGTCTGGACCTGGGACGCCCGGCCCTATCCCGATTTCCCCCGGGCGACCGCCCTCTGGCGCGATGCCGGGAATTACCGCCTCGGGCACTGGATCAACGGCCGCCTCGGCCTCGCGCCGCTCGCCGACGTGGTGGCGGATCTCTGCGCCGGCCTCGGCGTGACGGTGGACGTGTCCCGGCTGCACGGGCTCGTCGAGGGCTACGTCATCGACGACGTGATGACGCCGCGCGACGCCATCGCCACCCTGGCGCGGATCTACGGCTTCGAGGGCCACGAGAGCGAGGGCACCCTCGTCTTTGCGCCGCTCGCCGCCGCGCCCGTCGCCCGGATCGCGGCGGAGACCTTCGTCCAGGGCGAGACGGCGGACTACACGCGCCGCCGCGGCGACGTCCTCGAACTGCCGGGCGTCGTCTCCCTCGGCTTCGTCGATGCCTTGCGCGCCTACGGCCAGGGCTCGGTGGAGGTCCGGCGGCCGGACGGCCCGGCGCACGCGGTCACCCGCATCCAGGCCGCCCTCGTCCTCGATGCGGGCGAGGCGGCGGGCCTCGCGGCGTCGCTGCTCTACGCGGCCTATGTCGAGCGCGAACACCTCACCTTCACCCTGCCGCCCTCCCACCTCGCCCTCGATCCCGGCGACGTCGTCACCTGCGATCTCGACGGCCGGAGCGTCGATGTCCGCATCGTCCGGATCGGACTGGAGCTGGGACGGCCGATCGAGGCGGTGCGGGCCGATGCCGGAATCTACGACCGGCGCGACGGCGCGGCCCCCTCCCGCGACGGCGGGGCGCCGGCGGCGATCGGCATCGCGCTGGCGACCGTCCTCGACCTGCCGACGCTGCCCGGGCAGCAGGCCGCGGACGGACGGCCCTTCCTCGCGGCCTATACCCGCCCGTGGTCCGCCGTGGCGGTCGCCCGCTCCGCCGACGGGACGAGCTTCGCGCCGGCCGGCCTCCTCGACGCGCCGACGATCATCGGACGCCTGACCCAGGACTTCCCGGCGGGGCCGGCCTGGCGCTGGGACGGGGCGAACAGCCTGTGCGTCGAGATCGGCAGCGGCGCGCAGCTCGACTCGGCGACGGAGGACGCGGTGCTCGCCGGGGCGAATGTCGCCGCGATCCGGACGCCCTCCGGCCAGTGGGAGATCGTGCAGTGGCAGAGCGCGACGCTGGTGGCCGACCGGCATTACCGGCTGGATCGCCTGCTGCGCGGCCAGCTCGGCACGGAATCGGTGATGGGGACGCCAACCCCGGCGGGCGCGGAGTTCGTCGTCCTCGACGACAGCCTCGTCCCGGCGGCGGCGGGCGCGGGGTCGGTCTGGCGGTTCACGCCCGCGGCGCTTCCCCCCGACGATCCCAGCGGCCGCCGGATCGTGGCGTCCATGACCGGCGCGGCCCTGCGGCCCTACGCGCCGACCGGGGCCCGCCTCGCCCGCGACGGAGACGACCTCGTGCTGAGCTGGATCCGCCGGACGCGGACCGGCGGCGACGATTGGGACCAAGCCGAGGTGCCGCTCGGCGAGGAGATCGAACTCTACGGGATCGACATCCTCGACCCGCAGGGCGCCGTGCGCCGGACCCTCACCGCCACCGCGCCGCGCATCACCTACACCCGCGCCATGCAGACGGAGGATTTCGGCCAAGCGGTCCAGACCCTGTCCGTGGCGATCGCCCAGCAGTCCCGGACCTACGGCCGGGGCACCGCCCTGAGGATCGACCTGCGTGTCTGAGACCGCCAACATCGCCCTGCCGCTCCTGGCGGCCGCCCAGGCGCAGAAGCATGTGACCCACAACGAGGCCCTGCTGATCCTCGACAGCCTCGTGCAGCTCGCCTGCCTCGACAAGGATCTGACCGCGCCGCCGTCGAGCCCGAAGGAGGGCGACCGCTACCTGATCGCCGGCTCCTCCCCGAGCGGCGCCTGGGCGGGATGGGCCGGGCGCATCGCCCGCTTCCGGGACGGCCAGTGGACGTCGCTCGCCCCGAAGACGGGCTGGCTCGCCTACGTCGCGGACGAGAAGCAGCTCTATGCCTTCGACGGCCAGGCCTGGGCGGCCACCGGCGGGACGAGTGGCGCCTCGGGGTCCGGTGGTGCGGCTCCATCGCAGACCAGCGCGGCCTTGTTCGGGATCAACACCCAGGCGGACACGACGAACCGCCTCGCGGTGAAATCCGATGCGGTGCTGCTCGCCTGGGACGATGTCACGCCGGGCTCGGGCGACCTGCGCGTGACCCTCAACAAGAAGGCAGCCGCCCGCGATGCCGGCTTCGCGTTCCAGACGGGCTATTCGACAAGGGCCCTGTGCGGCACCTTCGGCAGCGACGACTTCGTCGTGAAGACCTCGGCGGACGGCACGGCCTTCACGACGGCGCTTACCGCCGCCGCCGCGACCGGCATCGTCGCCTTCGCGGCGAGCCCCACCGCGCCGACGCCCGCCGACCGGGACGGCTCCACGCGGCTGGCCACGACGGCCTATGTCGACCGGGCGGGCGCGGCCGCCTTCGCCCGCAGCCCCGTTGCGGACGCCGCCTATACGATCCAGCCGACGGACCGGACCGTGGCGGTGACCGCCCTGACGGCGGCGCGCACCCTGACGCTGCCGGCGGCCTCGGCCTTCCCGCCGGGCGCCACGCTGACGATCCTCGACGAGAGCGGCGCCTGCTCGCCGGGGAAAGCCCTCACCATCGCCCGCGCGGGCTCCGACACGATCAACGGGCTCACGGCGCTGCTGCTCGCCACGCCCTACGGCGCCGTCTCGCTCCAGAGCAACGGCGCCGCCAAGTGGACGATCACGGACCGCATCACGGGGATGAACCGGCGCACCTTCGTCGACGTGAGCGGCCTCAACACGAACCAGACCGTCGGCTCGGCCTTCACCCGCATCACCCTGACGCAGAAGAACGACGACACCGGCGGCAACTGGGACACGTCCTCGTCCCTCTACACCTGCCCGCGCCGGGGCGTGTACCAGATCACCGGGAGCCTGCGCGTCGCCGACGCGACCGGCGCCGGCACGCAGTACGGCGTCGCCGTCCACACCACCGAGACGGACGGCCCCTGGTTCCTCTGGCACTCCGTCGGACCGGCGCCGTCCGTGCGATCGACCTACGTCTACAGCCGCCTGACCCCCCAGGCCGCCGGCGATCAGCTGCGGATGTTCAGCTACTCCGACCAGGGCGTGAAGATCATCGGCGCCGGCCTGCAGATCTGCTTGGTCTCCGAGGGCGATTGATCGGTCTCGGAGCGGCGCCGGCTCCCCGCGCTGCCCTCAAACCCACGAGGACACCATGACCGCCACCATCGTGCGGGCGACCTTCTTCGCCCGGATGCGCGCGAGCGGGCTCTGCGGCCCGACGCTCTCGCAGACCGAGGTCGACGGCATGACCGGTCTGCTCGACGCCTGGGACAGGCTCGGCTGGCCGCCGGATCTCCGCCCCATCGCCTACACCCTGGCGACGGCCTGGCACGAGTGCCGCCTCGACCTGACCGTCCGCGAGACCGGCCGGGGCCGCGGCCTGCCCTACGGCGTGCCGGTGAACGGCCAGATCTATTACGGCCGGGGCGCCGCGCAGCTGACCTGGCACGACAATTACAGCCGGTTCGGCCGCCTCCTGAACCTCGACCTCGTCGGCCACCCGGACCTCGCCCTGGTGCCGGAGACCAGCGCCGCGATCCTCGTGCTGGGCGCCCGCGACGGGCTGTTCCGCAAGGGCCACTCCCTCGCCCGCTACTTCGACGCCACCACCGACGATCCGGTCGGCGCCCGGGCCATCATCAACGGCGACGTCACGGCGAACGGGCCGCGCGTCGCCGCCCATCACCGCGTCTTCCTCGCGGCGCTCCGGGCAGCGTCCCCGGCCGCGGCGTCACCGGTCGCCGCGCCATCGCCGACATCCTCTGTCTCCTCGCCGCCTCCCGGGCGGGACGGCCTCCTCGGCCGCCTCCTCGCGACGCTCCGCGGCAACCTCCGGAAAGGTGCCTGACCCATGGGCTTCCTCGCGATCCTCCCGGCGCTGCTCGGCGCCCTCGGCCCGATCCTGCAGAAGGCGATCCCCGACGAGGGGCAGCGGATGCAGGCGCAAGCGGAGCTGCAGAAGGCGTTGCTCGACGGCCAATCCGACCTCGCCCGCGCCATGGCCGACGTGATGAAGGCCGACGCCGCCTCCGAGAGCGCGCTGACCCGCAACGCGCGGCCGATCACGGTGCTCTGGGCGCTGGCGATGATCACCTGGGTCGGCGTGCTGGCGCCGCTGCTCGGCCTCCAGGCCGAGGTGGTGCGGGCGCTGGCGGGCGTGCCGGACTCTCTATGGTCGCTGCTGACCGTCGGGATCGGCGCCTACATGGCCGCGCGCACGGCGGACAAGTTCATCGAGGCCAAAGTCACCGACGCGAAGCGCTGAGGAAGCGAGGCCAGGAGCCGATCCGATGTCGCCGAACCCGCCCTACGCCACCCTCGACGAGGAGCGCGCCGCGCTGCCCGGCCGCGTCACCAAGCTCGAAACCAATCTCGACACGCTCCGCCGCGACGTGGCCGACGAGTTCAAGGACCTGCGCAGCGAGAACCGCCGCCAGACGGAGGCGATCCTCGCCAAGATCGAGGCCCAGGGCCGCGACTTCGCCCACGCCCAGGCCGAAGCCCTGCGCAAGGGCCAGTTCTCTCTCTCCAGCACCTTCAAGACGCTGATCGCCGCCGGCGGCTTCCTGCTCGCCATCGTCGGCGCCGGCGCCACGGCCCTGAAGGCGCCGATCGAGGCCGACATCGCCCGCGACCGGGCGGACATTCAGGAGCTGAAGCGGACGACGATGGGACGGGAGGAGTTGCTGGTGCGGCTGAGGATGATCGAGCGGGAGATTGGGCGGGGAGAGGGGCGAGTCATGGGGCGCGAGGTGGTGGAGTGATTGAGAGGCAGTAGATTTGCTTCGCTGTCGGCTGCTTGGGGTGGGGAGCCGAAGGGCTGCTTAGGGTGGTTTGCGGTCGGTCCGCTCCTGAAGCAGAATTTGGAGAAGCAGACGCTGCCATTACGTATTTTTAGAACGCCGGTCGATAAACTGGAGTCATAGCAAGAGGAAGCGCATGTCGGACATTCACGCCTCAGTGCTGCGCTTCAGAGAGTTCCTGAATGCGTCAAAACCAATTGCGGAAGCTGCCGCTGACGGTGGCAAAGATTATTTATTAGATGATTGGTTGCAAGCCAACTGGGAGGTAATGGTCGAAGCGCGTACCGAAAAGTATATATTGCACTATGGCGAGGGCGCTGATTGTAATGGTACTAGCTGTAGAGTATGGCTACCCGAGATCCTGCCAACGCATCAAATTGCATGTAGAGATTTGACGTCTGGACTACAACACAAATTCATAAAATTCATTCGTTGGGATGGTCAAAAATACTCCGAAGATACGCCGCTCACTCATATTTTGTGCAATTACGATCCATTGGTTGTCTTAGTAATCGAACAGGTTGAGCTCATTTTGGTAGAATGCGAGCCGATGTAAGAGCGGTTCTTGGGTGGACCGACTCATGGTTCATTAGTGAGACAACGCAGTAAGCAAGTGCCCGCTCAGGAAGCGCCTTGGGTACCGGGAGGGTCGGATGTGGGAGGACTGCTCCGGGTGGATTTCTGCCGGGCCGCTTCGGGGCGGCGGGTCCATCGAAGCGACGTAGTTGCGGGAACCGCTCACGACCCATTGCAGACGCTCAGCACCATGCCAGGATGGCCCCACGCGGGGGCTGGACGATGCCGACCTTACAAATCCATGATCTTGAGCCGCAGCACGCGGCTGTAGTCGATCCTCGCCTCGTGCTGCCGATCCTCGGCCAGCGTGCGATCCGGGCTTCATGGCAGGTCGCTGGGGTCGCCCGCTTCAAGGAACCCCTCTTCGCTACGGGCGAAGGGGCAACCCATCTTGAGGCGCTCTGCCAATCTCTGAAGCCTGTTTCAGGCGTCTTGCTGAGCCAGATTTTCGGTCAGGTGGAACAGGTCATCTGGGGCGAGTTCTCTGCCTACGACGACCGAGAGGGCACGCCTTGGGTGATCCTCCGGGCTATCGACAGTTCGTGGTGTGAGGTTGAGACGGACGACGTAGGCATTCTGGATCGCGTCCATGAGACCTTCGCGGACATACGGATGGACCCGTGAGGGTCTGGTTCCCACCCATTGCGGATTCGCGCTTTGAACCTGCAAGACACCCTAAGCAGGACTTGCTTGCTCCTCGATGATCGCGCCAGATCGACAATGGACCGCGATCGGCGCGGTGCTTCGCCGGTCGAACAATGTCCACTCGGGATCGCCCTTCAGGGTCGAGAACGACACAACGTGGAAGCCATCCGAGAGTGAGACCAATATCTCGGGCAAACGCCCGAACGTCGTCACGTTGACGACGTGCTTGCCGATAAGACTGGCGAACGTCGGCACCCAGATTTCCTCATCGTTGCCACTGCCGCACACGATGGTGCACGCGTCCTCGATACGCCAGTCGGCTTCGATCATCAGACCGATCTCACCTGAGGGCGCGGCGGGCCTACCGTTTTTGCGCATACGGGTTGTGGGCGTGAGTACACCAAATTCGATGAAGAGGGCCGAGCCGTAGCCTCGCCAGACGTGGGCGACGACCAACCCTTTCGCTGCTGCTCGGAAGTGCTCGATCCAGTCCTTCATGCCGCCAATCAT